TTGCTTGTTGCACCAACTGTTGTCTGTCCAACACGCTTTGCGGAACAACAACTTCTACTCTGTCGTCATAACTTACTTCTTGTGCTTCTTCCAAGGTAAGCATATAACCTGTGGTTCTTGAAGTTGGTCGTCTTTCTCCGCAATCTACTTTTCTATCTGGAATAGTTAAAGCACCGCCTGGTGTTTCCATATCATCGTAGAAAGCGTCAATGTCTACACCACGTTTGAGTGTTACTTGGAATAACTCCATATTACGCCTCCAATTGTAGTATGACTAGAGATACCTGCACTGTGTCAGTGCTACCGCTTTTGTTTGTAACCCTACACGGTATATTTGTTGTTGGTGAACTTTCTAAGTTGAATCCATAAGCACCTGGGCTTATGATAACTGTTTCTGCTCCTGTTGTGATAACTTCTGTAATAAGTCCTGCATCTGAAGTAGGATCTGTGCCTTCTGCTCTTGCGGCATCTGCTGTTCTTGTTGCGGCACTAACATACAATCTAACTCTTGCGGCTTTGTCTGTTGTTATAGCCATTAGTGTGTATGCTTTAAATCCTGTGATGTCTAAGTCTTCTTCAGCGCCATCTGCCAAACTCGAAGTTTGGTTTGTTCTTATGATTCTGCTCTGTAATCCTGAGCCGCCACCGCCACCGCTAGTTTGGTCAGCTACCCATGCATAGTCACTGCCATTCCAGCTTAGTATTTCATTGGTGCTTGCCGAAGATGTATTCAAGTGTGTATCAACATCAGAGTTTGTATAACTGCTGCCACCTCCACCGCCACCGACACCTACTAAATCAACTCCGCCTGCTGTTGCGCCGTCACTGATTTTTAGTTTATTTGTGTCAGTGTCTACCCACAGCTCACCGTCTTTGCCAATGTACTGTGTGCTATCAGCAATAATATTTTTTGAAATTAATTTTCTTGTTGCCATTTCGATAATACTCCTGTTACTACTATTTAGCAACAGGAGTATATTGTGTTAATATCCGTTTGGTACTAATATATAATGTATTGTTAGCACAATGGCTACTGATGCGCCCAGTCCTATCATCATCTTCTGGAAGTCTCGTGCTACCAGTGGAAACACACTCTTGAACTTACGCTTGCCTGTGAATGTTGCAATAGCAAGTTCACGTCCTGCTAGCATACCAACAAACACCCATGTTGTTGACATAGGTATATCGTTCAGCTCTTTAAAGAAGTACAAACACAACCAATAGAATAGATCAATCAGTGTAGCACTACGCACATATCTTGTGTTGTGCTTTTCCAATACAATCTCTTGTATCTTGCCGCCTCGTTCTCTAAACATAAAGAACAAGCCAATAACAAATACAAAACTGATAAGCACCATAAGGTCTATGGGTACTTCACGTGGAAGGAATACGGCAATGTTGGCCATATCATGTGACAGCCAAGTCCACCATAATCCGCCTGTTGCTATCCACTGTGCTATACGCCAGTAATTTTTATTCTTTTCAGCAACTGGTGCTGTTTCGTCCATCCATCTACTTACAAAATACCAGACACCATATGCGAACATTGCCGCAATACCATATCCCATAATTGATTTCATAAGCATCTTCTCTAATACAAATGTACTTGCAAAAGCACTTAGTACTAGGAAACTGGTTGATACTGGTACACCTTTACGTGTTAGTAGTACAAGTATACCTGGTGCCGCGGCATGATACCACTGTACTTCTTGCCAGGGTATTTTGTTGAGTCTGCCGTAACTGATGTCTCCACCATTTACATGCCAGCCATACCATAGTGTGGCTAGTAGAACTGCACTTGCGGCAATCCATAATGTTTTGTAAGTAAATCTCTCATTGTTTGATGCCATCCATGTACCGAGAGTTTGTACTGAATCATTTGCTATCACAGCATAGGCTGCGAATAAGAAGCCAATGAGGCTCCATATCGTTAATACGTCCATAATTTTCTCCATTGCTTGACGGCTTTACCCCGTCGCTCGCTTGGTGAGCTATTGCTCAGAACTATTTACATTAATTGTAAAAAGACGATTACAAATCGCCTTCTTTTCTGTTTTCTGAATAATAAGGATCAAACTCGCCGCCTGGATAACGCTTTTGTAGTTTGTTTACATTTTCAGCAATTACATCGTTGGGGTCAATACCCAATGCAGTACAACTGTTCATCCAGTACCACATAATATCGCCCAGTTCACGCTTGGCGTGAAACTGTGTTGCTTCGTCCATAGGCTTGCCTTGGAATACACACTTCTTTACAATTTCCATAAACTCGCCACCTTCTGCACTGATGCCAATTGCACCAGTCATTAGCAGTGCCATGTTTACACCCATTTTGCTTTCAGTAGTTTCAATATCAATAATACGATTATACATCTGCATGCTTGATAGTGATTCGCTACTTGTAACTTCTCGTACAAAATCTTTGTACTTGTTTAAATCTACTTGTTTCATTTTTACCTCTATTGGAATAAGCTACTAACTGATTCTTCGTTTGTTACTCGACGGATAGCTTCGCCAACCAATGGTGCTATGCTAGCCTGTCTAATTTTCTTCATCTTTGGCGGACACACATACTTGATAGTATCAGTGATTACTAATTCTTCAAGCACACTTTTTTCCACCTTTTGACATGCATCACCACTTAAAATGCCGTGTGTGATATATGCTCGTACACTTAATGCACCAGCATCCATAATTGCTTGTGCGGCTTTACACAATGTGCCTCCGCTGTCCACCATATCGTCCACTAGTATTGCATGTTTATCTTTGACATCACCGATCAGTGCCATAACTTCTGCAACACCTGCGACTGGTCTACGTTTATCAACAATAGCAATATCACTGTGAAACATATCAGCAAACTTACGAGCTCTAACTGCACCGCCTGCATCTGGAGATACAAACACTACACTTTCTTCTGTATCAATATTGCGATTGATATCTTTGGCAAACACAATACGGCTTGTTAAATCATCAACAGGAATATCAAAGAAGCCCTGTATCTGTCCAGCATGCAAGTCCATTGTTAGTATACGGTCTGCACCTGCTTGTGTCAACAAGTTTGCTACTAATTTTGCGGTAATTGGTGTCCTACTGGCACTTTTGCGATCTTGGCGAGCATACCCAAAGTAAGGGATAACTGCGGTAATCCTAGTAGCACTGCTACGCTTGGCTGCATCAATCATAATCAATAGTTCCATTAGATTATCATTAACAGGTGTACTTGTACTCTGGATAATAAAAACATCTTCACCACGGATGTTTTCCATAAATTCTACACTACATTCACCATCCGCAAATGTTTTTACATCTGCTGGTACTAGTTCACTAAAACAATGGGCTGCAATTGCTTCAGCTAGCGGCAAGTTACTATTGCCAGTGATAATTTTCATTTTCAAATTTGCTCTTTCTTTTTAGACGTTGAAGTTAATACTTTCACCGCACCCACAACCAGCCATGGCTTGTGGATTTTGGATATCTACCCTATTGCCAGTCAAATCACTTACGTAATCAATTGTTGTTCCAATAAGATACATTATGCTATGACCATCTACACTGAGTGTGAAGTCACCATAATCTGTTTGTTCATCTCTTTCCATATGATCAACTGGTTCATCATATGTTTCCCAATGATACTGAAAGCCAGCACAACCGCCGCCCATAATACCAAATTTAACATATTTTCCTTTAGCAACACTGCTAAAATGTTCTACTGCTTTGTCAGTTAATGTTACTACTTGTGCCATATCAATCTCCTGTTCCTGGCTTTCCACTAAAATCAGGACCTTTTGGTGGACCGTCATACCCCATCTTAGGATTAAATTTATCAGCATCAGGCATAGGCTCTTGTTGTTCAGTAATGTTTGGCCATTTTTCAGAATGTTCCTGGTTTAGATTAACCCAAAAGTCAATATGCTCTTGGGCCATTTCTTTAGTTGTATCTGGAAAAATAGCACCAGCCGGACATTCCGGCTCACATACACCACAATCAATACATTCTTCAGTATTAATAGCTAAAAAGTTTTCACCTTCATAAAAGCAATCAACTGGACATACCTCTACACAATCTGTATATTTACATTTAATGCAAGCATCGTTAACAAAGTATGTCATATATTTTTAGCCCTTTTTATTCGCTTGTTTTTGCTCTTTGAGCAATTGTGCTACAAGATCGTCTTTCTTTTTGCGTCTGTCTAGTTCAACACCATATTCACTACGTCCAATCTCTTCAAGTTGTTGCTTGGTTAGTTTACCAAGTGAAGCCTTGGTGTGCTTTTTTACTTTGGGAGTATTTTTGCCTGTTGGCTTTACTGTGAGTGTACTAGTAGCTGTGATATTTTTACTATCAACTACATTTGATATTGCTTCTGGTACATCTGCTTTTTCATCTTGGCCTAAACCAAGGAATTGTTTTAACTTACTTAACATATTATTTCCTTAAAAAATACCAAGTGCCAATTTGCCTTCTTCACTAATTACATCTGGCCCCCATTGGGGATCAAAAGTAATTTTGACATCAACGCCTGTTGCTTCTGTACTTATCACGGCGTCACTTACATCCGCTATAATATAGTCGGCTGCAGGGCAAAATGCACTGGTTAATGTCATTGTTATAATGACGTTAGTTGGGTCATCAATATTTATATCGTATATTAGACCCAAGTCATATACGTTTAAACTTATTTCAGGATCATACACTTCTTTGAGTGCATCAACTATAGATTGTTCTAAATTATCCATGTGTTAACCTAAAAATTACAGCATCTTCTTGACTGCTGAAATAGACACTTATCATATCAAATGTACTATCAAAACGGAACCCCCAACGTGTGCCGGGGGAACCGTACATTTCTGTCATGTAATCTATAAAGTCTCGTCTGATAGTTCTGCCACCAGGTCTGTCTTCATATTCACTACTAATAACATAATGGTACTTAAAGTGAGAAGTTGTAGTATCCCACTCACTGTGTATTTTCCATATTTTTTCAGTTGCTATCATTGTGTATACTATAACAAAAAATTATATTGTTGTCAATCTATTTGGTCATCCAACCATCTACATGTGACACTTTTTGTACTGAGTATGGTGTATAGATTGCACTGTTAGCACCATGCTCTGCACATTCAGCTGATTCACACCAACAACGTCCATCGCTGATTTCTCTAACAAGTTCGTCAGCAAACTTCCATGCGTGATATGCAAACTTCTCACAACCAACACCATCAAAAGTTCTAATCTCTGCCAAATCCAATGCTTCAAGTTCTTTAAACTTTTCAAGATGTGGATCTGCAATATCAATTGCTGTCTTGTGATCAAAGTTATCTTCTAACCAAGCCTTCAAAGGTTTTAGTCCACCAAAGTCTACTGCCCAGTTTTTATTATCTAGATCTGAACATCCAAATGTAAATTTAAATTGTAAACTATACCCATGTAACAAATGACAATGCGAATGATCTGCATTGGGTTGACGGAACACCGCTGATAGTCCGATGTTGTGTCCGTATGTTTTAGTGCTGTAATAAGCCATATTATTCTCCTGTGTTATAGGACGGAGTATTTAAAGTGGGACGATCCTGAAGGACCACTGTGTATATTTATAGCATACTTATACACGTTTGTCAACAATTTGATCAGCAAGTCCATATGCAAGTGCTTCTTGCGCACTCATAAACTTGTCACGATCCATATCATTTTCAAACTCTGCAAATGTTTTACCAGCTGTGTTATGTTTTACATAAAGTTCTGTCAGCATGGTTTTCATTTTAGTAATTTCTTTATACTGTATTTCAATATCGCTTTGCATGCCACGTGAGCCGCCGCTTGGCTGATGGATCATTGTACGACTGTGTGGTAATAGGAAACGTTTGCCAGGTGCACCTGCTTGTGCAAGGAAACTACCCATACTACATGCTTGGCCCATTACAACTGTGCTTACGTCTGGATTAATAAACTGCATAGTATCATATACACTCATGCCGTCAGTAATAACACCGCCAGGACTATTGATGTATAGTGTGATATCTGCGTCTGTATCTTCACTTTCCAAAAATAACATCTGTGCAACAATTAAATTACACATGTTTTCTTCCACCACACCATTAAGCATAATGATACGATCTTTGAGCAAACGACTGTAGATATCATAACTACGTTCGCCTGCACTTGTTTTTTCTACTACAATAGGTACTAACGCCATTACAGTTCCTCCAAAATTCCTAATAATTCAGCAACCAGTAACCCAACTGCCATCCATCCCCAACTAGCAGTTGCCAGTGCAACTGAGCATCCTACAATACGTGTTGCACTTTTAACAAGACTGATATAGAAATGTTTTTTACTTACATCAACTGGTTCGCTCACTATTTGATCTCCATCATAGGGTCTGTGGATTGTGAATCGTGCCAGTCAGTTTGATCCGAATTAAATCTACGTGATGTTGTTTCTTTACGTAGCATACCATCTTTGATTCGATATGTAATTAGTTCTTGTTTAATTACACCTTGTGGGTCAGTATTAAACGCACTTACTAATGGTCCATCATATTTTGTATTCATTTTTTATCTCCTTGAGGTAATGGCGGTGGCGGTGGTACTTTTTTCTTCCGCTTGCCCCAAGCACCGCCAGTGTATTCTATATTTTCTGTTCTAGCATGAGGCTCACAGACTGTAACTTCTCCACCTTTGGCGAAGTATTCGGCAATTGCCGCTTTGTCATAATCTGCTAATCCCTTTGTATTACGATCCATCGATATCTTTCCTTACTTAATTTTTACACCCAATTGTTTTAAACTATGTTGTACGCATTTAGCCTGTGCCTTACAATCCTCAAGAGCATCGTGTGCCGCAAACTTCATTGTTTTACGTGGATCTGTTGGCATAATACTAAACAGTGTTCTACTGTCACGCACTTTCCAAAAAGCCCACGGATATGGTTTGTTGTACTGACGATATAAGTTTTCCATCATACACATATCAAATGTTGGTCCTTGTGCCCAAAACGCATCTGCACCCACACACCAACGTTTTAAATGATCCAACATATCATCTACTGGCGTTCGCTGTTCCAATCCAAATGCACTTTCAATAACTGCACGTGGCTGTGTTGCCCACCACGCCATAGTATCTTCATTAGTAATACGACCACGCTGTTGTTGTTCGTCAATATCAAGTTTGTATATAAACTCGTCAAAGATCCTGTCACCATTGGGATCAAATTTAACTCCACCAA